TCAGGTTTAGCCTTGCCTGAAAGATCTCGATCGACATCGATGGCACGAACCCAGCCGTCAGCATCAGGATTGTGATCTGAAGGGCGCGCGCTGTGTCGAGTATCGCCGATCCAACCATCAGAACTTCGATCTCGATCTCCGAAGGTATCGTCAATCTGTTCTCTTAACTGGATCGCGCACTTTGAAAGTCTTGGCTTCATTATCCGAGCAGCAGTGCAGCTTCTTCTGCTGTAATGCCTAATTTGGCGAGTAGAGCGGATTTGGCCTGAGCTTTGGCTTTTGCTTCTTCTGCGGCTTTAGCAACTGCTAGTTGATCAGCTTCATAGGCTTCAAACTCTGCATCTGTCATTTCACGATCGATAACTTCATTGGTTTCAATGTTGTGGATTCTTACGATTGGCTTAGTCATTAGTTCACTCCATAAAGTAGGACAGTTCCAGTAGATAAGTTTCCACCGGCATTTGAAAATACTAAAGAAGTGACTGCGGTATTAGATACGAATGCGCCACCGATGTTAAATGACATTACCGAGCCACCAGTTTCCTCAGCGAAACCGTATGCGTTCATTGGCTTGTAATTTGTGCTTGATGTGTAATTATCAATTTGCACTGTTGCCACATTGTTTGTTGCAGTTCTTGACCACGCAGTAGTACCAAGGTTCAAATAAGTAACGCGGTTCACTGAACTAACGAAAGAAGCGCCTACGCTGTCAGTCGATACATACGAAGATCCTGTTGTATTGCCGTTAGGCGCAATACGCATAACACCGTTGGCAGTGGCATTGGTAACACCATAAATGACCATGCGCAAAGATTTGTATGTCTGCACGATCGATGGAATTGTTACGGTTGCACCTGAAAGTGTTGTGGTCGAAAGCAATGTCAATCCACCTGATCCACCGACTGCAACCCAGGCTGCACCGTCATAATATTCAACCGAGTTAGTGTCTTTTAAGAAAGACATATTGCCTTCTTGTGGGCTAGTAACAGCCGAAGTGCGAGCAGCTGCTGAAGCAAAAACCCACACTCCTTGCATGAGGTAACCATTAGCATCTCCAGCAGTTAAAATATCGCCAGTGGCGAAGGTCTTAAATCCCAGTGGGGCTCCCATTTATTTCTCCTTAGTATGATAAAACATTAGTACCTAGTATCCCATAATTAGTCCCTAATATGTAGGAATCAATTATAGGTTCTAGCGTAGTGAGGGTGGTCTTCCAACTGTTCATTTTGATGTCATGCGACACTCCGAACACCTGCAAAGTCTTAGTTAGTATTGATGAGCCTGATTGGGTAGTCGTCACAGTTACAGGGTTAAAATAGTCGAGACTGAGTCCAGCAATAACGCCATCATTATAGTTATCTGTGTATAAGTCGAGGGTAATGGCATCGCATCGAATTGAAGTCTCAGCTCTTGAAGCTACATAAGCTCGAGCTAAATCAAGTGCATCGGCATCCGTTTGCATCATAAGATTCTGAGCGTTATAAGTATGAGCAAAATACTTTTCAACGCTAGCAGTATTAGTCGATGATTGAACCGATCCGCCTACTCGAGAGACATTTGCTTGGTTAAATACAAGAGTATCATCCAAGCGCCATACAGCATTAGAGTACGAAATACCAGACCCGTCATCTGCAAAAACTGTGGCTGTGTCATCTACTGTGCCAGCTGTAACATTTCTATCTTGAAAAATAAAATTGCCTTCTGCTGATACATATAAAGCGCCATATTCGGTAATTTCAATTGTTTGCATGGCCTCTAAGCCTGTTCTAGCAGTTGCTGGATCTGCCTGAACTGTTGTAAGACCTGTTGATAAACTACGCATGGTAGAAGGCCAGCCAATCGTATTAAGGATCTTGCCAATTCTAGAGCCTGTAGTCTCGCCAGCAGTAGCGCCAGTTACTGTACTAATCTGAGCATTTTGAGCAAGTCTGAATGCGTCAACAGCCTGAATAGTAGTGTACTGGACTTCACCGACATTCTTCGGAGTTTGAGTCGTAAATGCCGTAATAAATCCAGCAAAGATGGGATATGTCTGGCCATTGTAACTGGCAGTAATCTGGACTTTACGCATTGGGCTTAAAAGAGAATAATAAGGTGAGGCTGTGTTCTGAGGATTGAAATTACCTTCAGTGTCCACGATCCGTAAGGTCATAGTTCCAGCTTGGAACTGGTCAGCTTGAGCAGAGCGGCCTCGAGTAGTTTTGATTGAATCAACTTGATCGGATACATCAACTACCACAGCAGCAGCATCTGCTAGAGCATTAATACCAAATTGACCAGCATCAATAATCATCGGCTGAGCAAAGCCTGCTCCAGTCGAGAAGTTTATAATGGCATTGACTACTGGGCGTGTCATGGAAGGATCGCACCTCTAGGGGTTAGCGAGTAACCGTAAGAATTTGCTTCATTAACTGCCGTTGTAACAGCATCTATAAAGTCTGATTGAGTAATAACTGTTGCTGTATCTGGAATCTGGATATTAACTACTTGAGTCATACCGCCTGAAGATGATGTAGGAATAGTACCTTGAAGATAAGGTGGAAGGCTCCAACCGAATCCGCCACCGTTACCGCTAGGTGGCATACTATTGCCACTGCCAGCGCCACCGCCATTACCATTTCCACCGCCAGCGCCGCTTAAGTCAGTATCTACTTTAATTGTGTAAGTCTTATTAATTAGATCTAAATAAGCCAATAGAGCCTTCATGCGCTCCATATCGGCATCTTTCTGAGCTAAGCGAACCTTATCAATTACACCTAATTGAATAGATTCTGAGATAGCAGCCAATACAGTTTCGGCACTTGCAACATTATCTAGGGCTGCTAGTTTAGCAATCTTTATAAGATCAATCTGAGTCTGCTCATTGTATGAGTTAGCAGCAGCTAAGCCACCTGACTCCTGAATGGCTGAAATGTATTGTGCGTAAGCCTTCTGTCGAGCAGCGGCTTTATCTTCTTCAGCCATCTTAGATCTATTAATGCTATCTAGTTCATCCTGAAGTACATTGTTAATGTAAGTTAATTCAGACTGTCCGATGGTAGTGATACCCTGTAATTTTGCAGCTTGAGACTCAGCAGTTAATAATCCCATTTGTTTAATGTAAGCAAGAGCCTGCTCACCGTTCTCGTTCTCGATAGCCTGCATAGCCAATAGGCGTAACTTTGCATCTTTATCATAAGTATTCTGTAGAGCAGCAGCGAGCTGAATCTTGGTTAGATCAAAGGTCGCTGAGGCTTCAGTTAATTGTTTTTTAGCCTTCTCTAGGGCTGTTTGTTTCTTAAGAGCAGCAATACGAGCAGCATCGGCCTTGGCTAACTTCTGTTGATTCGCTAGACGGATCTTCTCTTGAGCATCTTGTTCTGCATAATACTTCTCAAGTTGATGAGTATTTTCAGCTAAGCGGCGATTATTAGCAGCAATTAGATCATCGCGATATCGTTCTGAGATACCAAGGATCTGGTTCCAGCCATCGATAGTCATTAGAAGCAACTTACCGAATACTGGGTCTTTAGCTATAGCAACACCGAATGCGTGGATCTTATCGCCTAGCTTGGCAATCTCCTCGCCTGCAACAATACCGAAATTTCTGAATGAGGTGCTAAGGTTTTCAATACCGTTAGAGCCTGCAGCATTATCAATAGCAGTTACAAGGCCATATCCAATAGATTCAGATACTTCCCCTAAGGTTACCTTTAGTACCTGTAACTGACCCTGCCAAGTCTTAGTAGCATCAACTGCAGCTCCACCATAGATCTTGGTTAATTCTTCAGTAATCTGAGCCATTGAGTGAGTGGCGTAATAACCTTTATCTAATCCTAGGTTAAGAGCATTAAGACCCTTCAGGTTGCCCTGCTGAGCCTTGCTTAGGCTGTCAGTGACAGTAGTTAAATCAGCACCTGTACGCGCTGAGATATCTAAGGCTAGGCTAAGTAGTTCCTGAGACTTAGCTACATTTCCATTAGTTCTGAGCAAAGATTCTAGAGCTGGTCTCAAAAGGTCATCGGCTGTACCAGTTGCATTAGATAGATCCGATATAAAGCCTTCTACATCGATAGTGCTAAGAGCGTTGCCAGACTGATATAAAGCCTGAGCTAATTGCTTTTGAGACTTAGCATCTGCCATCGCAGCGGCAAGGCCCTTAGTAGCAATAACTGATAACGATGTACCAATACCAGCAAGGCCAAGAGCCTTCTTAGATAAACCAAGGATACTTTTCTCAGCTGACTTAAATGCTTTTTTGCCAGAGAAACTGGCCGCAATATCAATCGCTACTTTAGAACTGTTAGCCATTACGCAGCCTTCCTGAATGTAGTTGTAGCAGCGCGCTTGCGAAAGTCTTCAGTAGCTTTATTAATAGCCTTATAGCAGGCTCCTAAAGCAACTCCTTGATTACCAGCCCATGCTCGATAGATGAAGCGACCGCGACCCTGAAGGCTAGAAGTTAATGTGCCAAGATTATCGATAAATGTTTTACCAGCAGTCGGATTAACTGAGCGGCTTACGCCTTTACCGGAGCCGCCAGCTCTAGTTCCTACCCATGGCTGACCATTAGGGTTAGTTCGACCTGAAGTTTCATAGATTGCTCCAACAGCTGATTTGTTCCATACTCGAGCAGCTGAGGTAAAGCCTTTAGCATTCGGCTTTGATTGAGCAGTAGTGTAAGTAATACCTCTGGAAATTGTTTGAGAATTGAAGAATGGGAAGCGCGCTTCTGAAAAGGAACGCGCTACCCATCCACTCATAGGAGATTCGCTAGGTACGAATGACTTAGCTTGGCGAACTACAGGCTTTAAGGCTGTAGCCATCTCTTTGCGTAATTGTTTTTCTAGATCAGGAGCATAGGCTTTGAGAGCTTTGCGCACACTAGCGGCGTTTTCTAGCACGACTCGCGGCATTCTGCATCTCCTTTGCTTTATCCTGATATACCTGTAATAAAGCCGTTAGCATTCTTGAATCAAGATCCAAGAGATACTGCGGCGCAACTCCCATCTCGATACTCAAATGAGCCACGAGGTAGGTTATGGAGTCACGCGCTATTCTAAAGGGTCAGAATCTAGCACCTCGACTTTTTTCAAGGTGTCTAGAAACTCTGAGCCGAATAACGGTAATGTAACTCCTGTTTTCTTTAGGCATTCATAAGCTAACCAATACACATCACTTTGTCGCTCTTGCTCTCTGAAAACCTTATGGAACCCAGCGCCTTTATACGATTCGAATGCATATTCAATACTTGGCGTGATCTCATGGTTAGAGACTGTGCCATCTACTTTAGTTATTCTTAACTGTGCCATTTTTAGCCCTTTTCTTTAGATTAAGCGAATGTACCTGTAGTTGCAAAATCAATAGTCGAATTACAAGTAAATGTAATCGAGGATGAATTAATATCGCCCACAGCACCGTTAATAGGTGTTAGGTTATTAACCAAAATTGTGGTGGTGTAAAGAGGGTTAGTTGCTGAGATAGCAGTTCCCTTTACAGGAATGATCTTTACTGTAACGGTTGTACCGTATGCAGCTTGAAGAATTGTTGAAGTACCAGTTGTAGCGAAATCGCCATAAAGATCTAGGCTCAGTGTTCCAGATTCTAGACCCTTTACGAATTTGTGAGCAGTGTCGCCTAGTGCGGAAATTTCTACCTCGTCAAAGGTCTGGTTAAGAGTAACGCTACTAATTTCGGATGAAACATCGGTGGTTCCGATAATAACTCCGACTTTATTGTTTAGAAATACAGCCATTTTTTATTCCTTTTCTTTATTATCGGTTGATGCTGGTTTTGGTGCAACTGCTGGAATCTGCCCGATCTTAATCAGGAATGCTTCCAACTCTTTTTCCCATTCGGACATAATTAACTCCAACTCGAGAGGATTGATAGAGACATCTCGCATGACAGCAGATCGCCTGAGGCCACACTGAGAATACTAGGGGTACTAACAGATCCGACACTGTAGTTAAAACCAGAATCGAATAACTTCTTAAACACTGATACAACTGCATCTTCAATACCTTGAAGATTGCCCTCGTTATCGTAGAGCGGCACAGTCAGGGTCAGCTTCAGATTAGCCATAGGTGCAATATCGCTGTAAAGATCGTTAGTCGGTGTAAGCATTGGATCATCCCAGCTAACAATAACTGAGTTCGCTAATACCGTTGCCGGTGGAAATGAAAACACTTGCCATTTAGTATTATCAACTAGAGCAGTAGCAATAGTTGTACGAAGTGTTGTAATTGCTGGCACTGTCATGCTAGCCCACCTGAGAATTAGGGCTCAACGCGTGAGCAGTTAAACCTCTAACCTTGGCCAGCAAATTGGCTGACATTCTCCAAGGTGAGGGCTGGAAATCTGCAACATTAGCACCGCCTAAAGTGGCCGTACGCGCTTGCCAGATTTCAACAGCTATCATCAAAGCGGCATTCTGGATTGCTGCGTCAGCTGTCCAGTCAATATAAGACTCACCAGTTACGATGCCATAAGGGGTAATTGGGTGGCGCACTGTATCTGAAGTGTGGGTAGTTGTTACTGAAAAAGAATAATCTGTTGCAGCAGTAATAGTTTTAGTGCCGTTATATTTAGTTCCGCAATTAGCAATGACTACTGACTGACCTACATAAAAATTAACTGGTACATCAAAGTAAAGAGTGCCAACAGTGCCGGTATTACCATGAGCTACTGGATATTGAGTATTAGCCCAAAGCATTGGAAGTAGGACTGCGTCTGACGCGTCGCACACTTCTTGAAGGGTCGCGTCTGCGTAGAGTGTGCCAACGCCTAAAGTGCTGCGTAGTTCGGCAACTGTGCAAAGTGACATTCTATTTCCCTTCTAAAGACCAAGAGGGGGCAAGGGCTATGCCCCCTCTCAGCGACTTAGTAACTACTTACTGATTAAGTAAGGTTAAAGCGACGAACTCCGCCACCGACCTTTGGTGCAATCGCATAATAACCATAGACGGCTACCTGCAGTTGACCATTTGCAAGGGCTTGGACTTGTAGCGTTGTCTTTGGAGCCTCATAAAATGTGAAAGCTTCTGGAGCAACGATGAATGCTGAATCGTCGATCAAAGTTGTGATAGCCATGTGTGGATCAACGAATGTGTTGAGTCCTAGAACATCGCCAACGATTGATTGGCCAGAGATGTTGCCTGGGTTATTCTGTGGGTTTGAAGCCATGAATAGAGGACGGTTGGTTGTGTCATCAGCAGCCATGATTGTTTCCCACCATGCTGTGTTGATTACCAAGTTACGAGCGAACTTTCCTGCTGCTGCGTAAGCTGCTGGAACTTCCTTCGAGATGTAAGCCTTT